TGCAAGAATAAATTAACATCAACATTGTCTTTATCAACATGACTTACATTTAATTGAGTTGCATTTATTTGTGTTGCGTTATTCCAAAGTAAATATGTATGTCCTGGATCTCCAGATGTTGCATTTGTCTTTGCTTTAAAATCAAAGAATGATGATGATTCACCAGACGGACCCTGAATTCCTTGTGGACCTTGCTCACCTTGTGGTCCTTGAATTCCTTGTTCACCTTGAGGTCCTTGAGGTCCTTGAGGTCCTTCTTCTCCTTGTGGACCTTGAATTCCCTGAATACCTTGAGGGCCAGTCTCTCCTTGTTCACCTTGGATTCCCTGTTCTCCTTGAGGGCCTTGTAAACCTTGTTCTCCTTGTGGGCCAGTTGCACCCTGTGGACCAATCTCTCCTTGGGGTCCTGTAGCCCCTGTAGGGCCTTGTGCGCCCGTTAAACCAATTGGTCCTTGTGGTCCTGTGGGTCCAGTCGCTCCAGTGGCTCCAGTAGGCCCTTGAGGCCCTGTAGCACCAGTTGCACCAGTAGGGCCAGTAGGACCAGGATCTCCTTGTGGGCCTTGCGGTCCTGCAGCAACTTCTAAATTAGATGTGTAAATCTTAATCTCTTCTGGTGAGAGGATTTCTACATTTTGTGTAACTAATTCTGATTCTGATGTAACTGTTACTTTTCCAATGCTCATCGTGTTATGTCCTCTTCTACAAAGATTTGTCCTCTTAAAACTGTGGATATCTTGTCATTCACAGAGTTGGTACCTTGGATATCAAAATAACTAATTAATGTTAAATCTGCTGTGTCTAATGCCAGCGTAAGAGTATTGGCATTCTTTACAATTGACATTTCTGTAATTGCCTGTGCGCTTGATGGGAATTCTCTGACTTTTGACTCAAAGTCCCAATCTGTTAAATCAAGGGCTGCGCCATTTGAATCTGTTAGCACTACTGTTAATGTAGTAGTGTCATTTCTATATACCCGCCACTCTATCGTGGGCGGTTGAACATTAAGGATATCCATAAAACCTCCAAGGTGAATCTACATCTATTGTAGACTATATGTATTATGAGTCCTGAACTATTAACCGCCTTGGCTGCTGCCATAACTTCAATTCTGGGGGTAAATATTGCATTAATTAAATGGCTTATAAATAAGTTCCTAAGTGAACTTCGTCCTAATGGAGGCAGTAGCCTCAAAGATCAGGTCAATAGACTTGAAAAGCGGGTAGATGATATATATGAGATACTCGCTCAACCAAATGTCAGGAGGAAGAAATGACAAAATATTATTACGATGGCAAGTTGTATAGTGAGAAAGAGTGGGACTTTGATAGAAAGCGTCCTAAGCCAAAAGTTAAGGCTAAGAAAGCAGAAGTAATTGCTGAACCTGAAACCCAGGTTGAGGTAGAACTTATTCCTGAAGTTATTGAAACACTAATACAAGATTAATAAAACAAACCCACCCTCAATTAGTTAGTATTGGGTGGGTTTGCTATTCCACGAGGCAGTTCAGTGGAAATCTATTTATGGGAACACATACTTTAATGGTGGATTAGTTGTAGCATTCATTGAATCAACAGTAAATGTTGAACCTGATGTGATTGGCGGAGACCAGGTAGGACCACTGCTACCACTTACATATACAGGAGTTGTTTTAGTAATAAATGCACCATTGTTTGGAGTTCTAAGCATTGGTTCATTTGTAACCATTGGATACCAAGTTACGCCATCATCACTCCAAGCCAAATCAATAACATTGGCTGTTGATAATGATGTACTTGATGGATTTGAAGTGGGAAGTAGATAAAGGTCATTATCTTGTCTCCAATCAATATAAACACCAGAAATGTCATATCTAACTTGACCTAAGTCCATAACAATATTTACTTCAGCGCTTGAACCATCATCCCATCTAACCCAATCTTTCAAATTCTTAAGATTAATATTTGTAAGTGATGAGTTTACTCCTATAGAACCTTGTGGAAAGTTTCTGTTAGTAGCAGTTCTTAGATAATAATATAGTCTTGTTTGAGAGGCAGGAAGGCCTTCATATCTATAAGATGCTCCACTATTTCTATCTAAATCAATACCGCCAAGACCTACGCAATCAGTAATTGTATTATCTTGTGGCGGGAATGAAAGATAGGTAAATGAACCATTGTTTACTCTTAATCCTGGAGTAAGTGCAAAGAACTCATTGATTTTATAATCTGGTGCGCCTCCAGATACAAATTGTGTTGAAGCCTTAATAAATCTAACACCTTTAGGAGGTGCATTATTTGGAGAAAGTGGTAAATTCCAATTAGGTCTTGTAATTAATGGATCTGTATAGTCAATATTTGCACCATTAAGTAATGCTGCGCCCCAATTATAATAATTTACATTGTCATAACTTACTTCAACAACTGCATAATTCGTTCCCCAATTACTTCCAGCCGTTTGAACAAAGTTTGCAGCATTAATATTTGTATAAAAATTATCTAATTGAAAAGTCATTTCTATTAGTTCTTTTGATGGCATATCATTTATTGCATATGGATAACATACACCAGTTACATTTGGCATTAATGCACCCATTACATCATTCTTAGTTAATCTTTCTATTCTTCCATAGTTATCTTTAATTGGACCACGAACCATGCATCCGCCATATTCTTTGTAATCAAGTAAAGTGTATGGACTTTGTATTACTACATCAGGATCTGGAATAGTATTCTTAAGTTCAAAAGCCGAAATACCATACATTCTTTGGCCACCAGTGTTTGGGTAAATGGTTGCAAGCCTATAAGAATCATCATCGTTCCATTGCTGATTTAATGGTTTAATAAAAGACAGTCTTATATATTTAACTGGAATAACTGCTATTTTAGTTACACCTATACTTTGTGAACTTGTTGCTGACCCAACATAATTTGTAGCAACACAACTAACTGTAACTGTGGCTGTATTTAAATAATATTTTGTAGGATTAAATTCTGTTGACTGTGTGCCGTCTCCAAATTGCCATAATACAGAAGTTGCACCTGATCCTGTAAATGTAAATGTATAAATATTATCTGCATTACTTGTATAAGTAAATGATGATGTTGGTATTGAATCACCTACAAAAAATAAAACTGTAACTGTTTTGCTATAGCCATAAATAGTATCAATAGTTAATGTAACTGTTTTAGTACCACCAGTAACATAATCAACAGTTATTGTTGGGTCTGTACCAGTAAATCCATCATCAGCATCCCAAGAAATGGCAGTGATTTCACTAAGGTCAGGGTATATAAATGAATATGTGAACTCTGTTAATTGTGTGCCTTGCTCTGGTGTTCTAACAATAATAGGATTGCTTACTTCTTCAGATTGATATGCTACATTTCTTAATGTTAATGTTACATCAAAATCATTATAGTTAATTGCGTACTTTATTCCTACAACTTGATATTTTCTATTAATAACTGTCTCTGCATCAATTCTATGATTTATATTTATGTTATTTCTATAATAGTTTAATAATCCAGCAATAGGAAGAGTTGGGGTAGCCAGTGCTTTAAAACCATCAAATGTTATTTGTTGTAATTCTCTTTGTGGCTGTGCTAATTCATTTAATGCAATGTCAGCGATAGTTTGAATATCTATGTTGTTATCAGTCATTAATTTAACGCTGGCACTTGATTTACCCCAAGCATTTATTGAACCTGAACTACTAACAAACACATCTGTGTTATCTGTTCCATTTAATTCTAAATCATTAACTACTCTGGTAAAACCATCGTTTAGATTGACAGACTTGTAGGATGTTTGACTTCCGTCATAATTAAAATATATAGATGGTTCATAAAGATTGTATGGATGTAATGGGTCATCTTTATCATATCTAAAATAAACTCCAACGCCTGCTCTTCCTACATAGAACATACCAAAGTCTGTTTTAACTCTATCTCTTAATGCATCTAATGCTGTTGTTCCAATTTCAATTGGTGCATCTGCATATTCAAGGCCATCTGTAAAAATACCAACTGGTTCAAAGTCATTTACTTCATCTGGAAGGCCTTCTAATAATTGTGTTGTTGTCCAACTAACTCTTTGAGTAATAAAATCTTCACTTAATACATGCTTACCCAATACGCCAATCATATCAATGGCTTTAATTGTAATAATAGGTGGCTTATCTCCTGGCTGGTATTCAACATTGATACCTTCAATATAACCAGTAAATACTCGTGTTGTGCTTAATCTTATAACAATTTTTGTGTTATATCTAATTAAAGGGTTTGTGTATGGGTCTAATGATGGGTTGCGACTTACTATAGTTGCCGTGCCAGGATCAGGGAATGTAAATGGGCCAGTATATTCTTGCTGCCCTCTTTCAATGTCTATAGTTATAATGCCATCGTTATAACTAATATATCCGCCAGAATTGTTATCATAAATGCTTAAGCCAAATACTTCATGTGATTTCATAGTTGCTGCTTAACTCCGTACTGGCTTGATATTCTTGAATACTTATTCACAGCATTATTAACTGTTCTTCCAAGTGCATACAGGTCAGTTCCTGGAGCGGCATTAATATTAATTACTATTGGTGCTGCCCCACCATTTCCTGCAACATTTACTTGTGGTAATTGAATACCAACAGGACCATTGGCTCCCATTCCTTTATATAGTCCTTCAACTGCAAATTGTCCAATCTGTTCCATAACTTTTGATGGAGAACTAATCTTTAATATGTTTCTAACTGCTTGTGGAATATTTGCTTCAACCCATCCCTTTAGAAGCATCTTAAACCAGCCTGTCATTGATGATAAGCCTTGCCAAATACCACGAGCAATGTCCTTACCAACCTCAACCATAAAGCCAAAGACTTCGCCAAGTCTATTCTTAATATTTGTGGCTACATCAGTAATAAAGTCTTTAATGTTATCCCAAATCTTAGATGCAGCATCCTTTAATTTATTAAATTGATTAATAGCAGAATCTTTAAGTTCTGTAAACTTTTCAACAACACCAGTCTTAATTGCATTTACCCATTCAGTAACTGTTGTAAACATTTCTAAGAATTTAACACCAACAGTTAGTTTAATTATTTCTACAATGTTTGATACAAAATCTTTTACTGCATTCCAGCCAGATTTAATAGCACCTAAGAAACTATCAGCCTTATCTGAGAAATAATTAATAATAAAATCTTTTAAACCATTCCAAAGACCTTTTACTGTATCAATTATTGATGTAACCTTTTCAGTTACAGCAGTCTTTACACCTTCCCAAAGTTCTTTAAACTTTTCAATAATGTCATCTTTATAAGTTAGTACCCAGAATGTAAATAGTCCAAATGGTCCTGTTAATACCGCCAGGATCTTAGGCCAGTTCTCTTTTAGCCAATCAATAGCCTTGCCTGCAAACTCTTTAATATCATCATAAATCTTGCTCCACCACTTAGTAATGTTTTCCCATAACTTCTTGGCTGCAGCAGAAACATCATCCCAGTTAGCAATAAGTAATGCTATTGTGGCAATGATTGCAACTATTGGAATGGCTTTTAATGCAAGACTAAATAAATTTACTCCAGTGGCAGCAGCGCCTGTGGCAGCAGGCATTAATCCAAGAGTGACTAAAGCACTTTGTATATTTGCAACAAATGACAATAATGGCCCACCAATACCTACTAATGCTAATAATCCTAATGAGAAATTCTGTACAGGAGTTGGCAATGCATCAAATGCATCAAGCATTTTTGTTAGGAAATTAATACCTTTTTCAAGGATTGGTAAAACCTTTGTACCTAATGTTTCTTGAAAATTAGCAAGGGCAACATTAAATTTTTGTGTGGCATCAACATTCTTTGCTGCTGCATCTCCATATTTCTTGCCACCAGAATCAACTAAAAGATTAAGTGCTTCTTGATTTTTTCCAGCCTTAGATAATGCTTCTGCTTGATCATATGTTGCTTGTTCTAATCCTGGGAATATCTTTTGTAATTCCCCTGCTTTTAATTTACCGTCAGCAAACGCCTTAGCAAGTTTATTTCCTGCTGCTTCTGCTGATACAGCACCACCAGTAAATGCTTCTACATCTTTAAATATCTTAACAAGTTCAACAGATGATGCCTGGATTTCTTTAGGTAATCTTGAACCTAATTGTGTTGCCAAAGCAATTAATTCATCATTATCAACAGCAAGTTCTTTACCAAACTTTTCAGCATCTTTAGTAATCTTTTGTAATGCAGCAGAGCCTTCACCAAATGTAGCATTGGCTGCTCTCATTGTTGCAGCAGCGTCTTTGGCTTCGTCTATACCTTTTTTAAGAAATGAAATACCTTGCTTTAGAACAAAGGCGGAAGCAAGTGCAGCAGCAGATTTTGCAGCAGCCTTAACATTTTTATCAAGACCACCCAACTGTTTGTTTGTATCGTCAAGTCCCTGAGTAAGTTTCTTGGTTTCTGCAACGATATCAATTACTATCTGTTGTGCCACTACTTCCTCCTGTTAAGTTCTTCAACCAAAGCGCTATATTCTTCAAAGGTAAGTTCCCAGAATTGTTCTGGCGTATAGCCTGTTGCTATACAGAACTTAGCCATTGCACTTAGGCTGAAGTATCTTCTTTTGGGACCTGCATTGTGACCCCTGATGCTTCAGACAACTGTTCAATTGTCATTGCTTCTGCATCCTCTATTGTAATTGATGGGTTATTCCGCTTTGCCATCATATATTGCATAGCGAATGCTAACTTTGCCTTAGATGGACAATCCTGCCATTGATCCATTGGCAAATCCAAATAGGCTTCTATTTCTGCTAATTCTTTCCACCTAAGTGTGGACATTAAATCGTTATTCATTACTGCCTCCATTAATCTAAATCATATCTTTTAATAATTGACTTTATGTAGTCATTGTATTTCTCTTCTATGTAACCTAAGTTTTCATAGACTGCTGGTCTTAGATATGGTTGTTCTTGAATGTTCTTTTCAGGCCATCCATATTCTTGTACACCCGCATAAACTACTGATCCTCCACCAGCAAGGATTTGTGCCTTGTCAGCAGAAGGATTGCCTTTTACTGTTGAAGCAAGTTCTCCAGTTAGGCGTGGTGCCCTGGCAGAGGCTTGTCTTGATAATTCATCACTCAACTCTTTGTTAAGCGGTAATCTATCAACAATATCTTTCTCAACTTTAGCAAGTGCAGATTTTACCTGCGCTTCGCCTTCTATTGAAATAGATATAGCCTCTGCCATGACAACCTAATTAGAACGACTCTACTCTTGTTGGCTTACCATCAAGAATGAAGTTCAAATCGTAGGTGAAGAACTCACCTGCTGCTCCACCAAGGTTTGGAACAACTTCTGCATAACCTGTTGCTGTGAACCATGGTTGTGCTGCGGAAGGTGTTGCGTTTCCGTGTGGTGCAAATGATAAATTCACAGTCACTCCTGGATTTTCCCATAGGAATGAGTGAAATGATGCTGCTGCTGTGTCCTGGAATCCAGTTACAGCGCATGTGAAATCAAGAGAATCTTCGTAGTTGCCAAAGCCAAGGGTATTTACAGCAGAAGAGAAAACAACATTGCTTACTCCACCTGCATATTCTGTACCATTAACTTCAAACACGATAGACTTACCTTTAATTCGTGCCATGTTAATTTCCTCCTTCAATATCAATTGAAATGTTTATATTTGTTGCTAAAAACTTAGCATTGTTCACATTTAATATGAACGGTTTATCTATTGTCATTTTATTTGCTGTTGTGTATTCCCATAGTGCTGGTACAAGTGTGTCTAAAGTATCATCAAGATTTTCTGTCTCAGTTTCATTAGTTGCAAATGGAACAATTATTAAAACCTTCCAGTTGGTAGCATAATCTGCATCATATTGATTTTCATATACTGTAATGAACTCTGTATCAGGTTCAATGATTGCACAGAGAGGGTTTGGTCTCTCTGGTACATACTTATAGACTTTAGATATACCGCCAAGAATAATGGCAGACTCTAATTCACTTCTAACTGAGCCTATGTTCATGCAAACCTCGTCATAAAACGATTAAGCAAAGGATATACACCAACAAGTGGATCTCTTGCAGTATTGACAGGTGCTCCATCATAAGTTGCATATTGAGCCACACCTGTTGGTGCATTACGACGCTGGAATAGTTCTGATCCTACTTCAATGTAGCACCGCTTGAGAATACCTGCAGGAACCTTGGTGCTCTTAATATAAGAAGCAACTAAATCCTTTGCAGTATCCCAACATTCTTGTACATATTCGTCATCATTAGATGATGCTCCTACATACGCTTTCAAATCAGTCCAGTCCATAATCTAATCTCCTAATTAATCCAGTGGATTTGCAACTATTGTCATTGCCTTTGGTTCTGGAGCAGCGATGCCCAAGTATCCGTAGACAGAGAATGAGTTGGTTAGTGTTGTGATTTCTTCGTCATTTAGACGGAATGGTGCACCAGCAGACTCGTAAGTTGTGAGTGCTGCAGAGTTACCAACATAGAATGAACCACCAGCGAGTGATGGATCCATTACGATTGGTAGACCAAGAATTGTTCCAGTCAAACCAACTGGGTTGATTGAACCGAATGTGTTTACAGTTGCGCCTGCATTTGAAAGGATTGGACGACCAGCCTGGTCAACAACCTTTGCAAGAGCCTGGAATACATCGCTTGATACAAGAATTACTTCAAGTGCATATCCTGCGTTGTTGTTTACATCAGCAGCAGCCTTTGCAAGTGCGCCAATTACTTCGTCAGCATCCCAAGCAGCAACTGATGCTGTGTTGAAATCACCTTGAGCAGCAATAACTGCAGCACGAGCAGCAGCGTTTGTAGCAGCAGCATACTTAGCAACCATTGCACGGAATGCAGTGTCAACATAAGCAATGCTTGAACGCTCTACAACCTGGCGGGACATATCTGTGTATCCACCGTAGGTCTTGATTGGAGCGGTTGCAGATGTAAGAGTTAATTTACCATATGAAAGGACATCGCCTTCTGCTTCTTGCTCTGCAACTGCAAGAGTATTTGTATTAACCTTTGGGTATTCAACATTCATACCATCAGCAGGTAGTGCTGCAGATGAAAGAACATTAAATGTTGGACGACCTGCGTTTAGGATACGAACTGTATCAGAAACCCATGCGTTCTTCATGATTGAATCGCCAGAATCTGCACCTGTGAATGTACGGTGCAATGCAATAGCATCATCATTTCCTGTTGCTACTGCCTTAACCCAGTCACCCATTGAACGGAACTGAGATGTTGCAGGTGTTGAAGCAGAAGTTGTAGCAAGAACATCAAGTCTACGCTCTAACTCTTCTGCGTGATTACGAACTTCTGCAATGTCTGCAGAGTAATCTTTATTTTCAGTCATTATTTCCTCCTTGACTTCTTCTCTAACTTCTGTTACAGAAGCACTTTCGTAAGCAGGAAATGCCACCAAGGAAACTTCCTTGAGGTCAACCTTCTTACGAACTATTGTTTTTTCTTTCTTTTCATCAACTACTGGAATGAACCCAACAGAGAAAGAACGGATTGCTCCATCCTTTACAAGTTCAAGTGTTTCATTTCCAAGTGTTGTATCTGAAATCTTGGCACTGATTAGAAGACCTTCATCAGATTCTTCCATTCTTGTTACCTTGCCAATTATTTCTTTGTGATCACGAAATAATTTAACATCAGCCTCAAGATCAACTGCGCCTTTTTCAAAACGCTCAGTCCATCCTCCGCCAATGTCAATTGTTTCATTGAATGGAACAGCCACACCAGAAACTTCACGCTTCTCTGTGTCTGTTGCTCGTATTTCAAACGAGCGTGTGATTAAATTATCCATTTCCATTACTCCATTTTAAGCCATAGGTTCTGTAGGGGTCATTCCTTCAAGTTCACGAACTTCGTCAACTGTTAGGAAGCCATTTGAGATACCCACTGCATATGAATTGAATCTTGCCAATTGGTTTGGACGCAAGAACTCAGTTAAATTAAACTCAGCATATTGTCCTCTTGGCAAAAGATCCGTGACTGCTTGCTGAATTCTTACAATATATTGTTGTAATCCATCATCATACAATCTTGCTCTGTCTTCGTTTCCATTTATGTATGTCATGCCCTGGCCTTCAATAGCCATTGACAAATACATTGGCGGGACACCAAACATTAATGCGATTTGACGATTAATGTATTTTTGGTTTTCTAAGAACTGTGCCTGTTCAGGATTTAATGCGACAGATTCATATTTTAATCCTGACGATAGCACAGCAATACTTCTTTCTTGCTGTGATTCAACAAAGGCTTGTTTATTTTGCTTTGCTACATCCTCAGAAAGAAATTCTGTTGTTGTTAATGTACCTGTTGGTACTGCTGATGTTCTAAACCAGTTATCAGCATAATTCTGAAGGTCCAAAGCAGAACGCAAAGTTGATTTGTGTCTTTGTATTGGTCCTTCACCTGTTAATTTTGATGTTGATGGGCTTGTCCACAATTTGAGATGAACGATCTCTCTCTTTGTGTAAGTCTTTCCACCAACCATGTAATAAATAACACCCTTCTCATCTTCCATAATAGAAATATCTGTTGGATGTATATTGCTAATATTAGTTATTCCTCTTTGTCCCCGCTTTACTAACCAGTAAGCGTTACCAAAGGTAGCCATGTGTGTTAAAGTTGTGCCAAGCCATTCTGATTGAGAAATATTATTCTCAATGTCTGGTGTTTCAAGCCATGAAGGTGTTGGCAACTGTTCATTTCCTCTGTAAACTTCAACAGGAATATGCATAATTGCAGTTTCCAAAACCGAAATTGCTCTTGTAACTGCAACAAGATTTAGTGCAGTTGTTTCTGATACAACTACTGCTTGTCTTGCAGGAGCAGTGTTTGCAACTCCACGATTCTCTGTTGCAGGGATAAATGGCTCAGTAACTTCTACTTGGTAGCCTAATCTATTAACTAATCTATCTCGTAATCCCATGTGTTCTCCTAAAAGACCATCTGTTGTGGTTTTTGCTGTGTTTCCACAAACCAAACAGCCAATAATGTTGCTACTGCAGCATCTACATCGCTTCCGCTATCTTTACGAGCAATCTTCCACGATTCCCCGCTATTTTTGCGTACTGCTCTTTGAATTTGCAGTGAAACTATCTCATCACGAGGATGAATTAGTTCCTTACGCAATATTCTACGGTATGCGTTGTTTGACGCTGATATCAAATCCTTTGCAGAGGTAATATTTACCCTGCAGCCCTTCTGCTTTAATACCTGGCCAAGATCTGACAATATATTTCCATCCATCACAAATGGTTTGCCATATTTAGCAAGATTAAGACAGGCAGCAGTAATCTCATCTATATTTGTATTATTAAATGATGCAACCAACTCTGTGGCTATCTTTCCATCTGCTTTTAATTGGGCGGTAACGATAGAGCAGTGTTCCCAGCCTGGAGTTCTTTCAACTGCAAAGACTTCAGGGTTCTCAGGTCTTCCTTCTGGCTGCTGACTCCATAATCCAACAGGAAGCCAAGAGTTCATAGATGAAACGAACTGGTTTAGTCTGTATCGTCTTGCATCTACCTCTGGCATTGTGGCTAATTCATTTTTAACTGACTCCCAGTCCAAAATACCAGAAGCAAGTTGTGGGTTTGCCATCCTAACGGATTCCTCATCATCTAAGGCACATCCTTTAGGTGCTTCCCAACAGAAGAAGCCAAACCTTTCAAGATCCTCCTGCCCATCAATAGCCTTTGAACCATTTTCGTAGAGGTTCTTGAGCAGATCAGAAGTATCGTCACCTGCAGTAGTGATACCAATAACGATGCCATCAGGGCGGGTAGCAGAACCAAGAGCCATAGCAGTCCACACATCAGACTTAGCAACATGCAACTCATCAAATACAACAAGGCTTGGATGTAGTCCCTGAGCAGTTGCTGCTTGGGCTGCAATGACTTTATATATTCCTTGCTCGTCTTTCGTCCAAAGTCCTCTATGTTCTGTACTCCTTGCAAAGAAATGTCCTAATAATTCACTTGAATCTACTTGGTGTTTTAGCCTTCTATAGACGATTTTTGCCTGGTCTGCGGAGGCTGCAACAGAGATAACTTCAGGTGCTGGTTCATGCAGAAGCATACCGTAAAGGGCTAATAAGGCCCCTATAAGGCTCTTTCCATTCTTTCTTGGCATGGATATCACTACCTGCTTATAACGCAGCCTACCAGCCTTAGAAGGCTCAGGATGGGTATCTGGATAACGCTCTAAGACTCTCCTGATTAAATCCTTCTGCCAATCTGTTAATACTAATAATTCATCATGCCTTTCAGGCAAACGCCATAAAGCCTGAGCAATATTAATAATCTTATCCCCATCTGTAGGATAGGGACTATCGTCCCCACATAAGGGTAAGGTGTAGTGTGTTGGCAGCCAATTATTAGCCATTAGCAATAGCAGCCAACATATCTGCAGGAGATAGTTCAGCCTGCTTCCTATTATTTAGACAACCCAGATTGCTTAGCAACGCAATTAATACTGGTGCAATCTTATGGCGGTGTTGTGGAAATTCATCCATAGTCTTTGCCAATAAGACTGCTTCTATTGCTGCTCCTTGGTCTGCTTCTTCTAACCAGAATGCTGCAGATATAGATTTTCTAACTGCTTCTTCCAAGTTTTGGTCCAAATCAATAGGCTCATTTACTTTTCCAGTAATGACCATATCTCTTGGACCTGGTTTTGATCCTGTTCTCATATTTGCTCCTTTTCACTATTTATGGTTTTATGGTTTTTGGATAGTCTTATCAGGGTCTGTTATTCAAAATAAAAAAACCATACACATTTATTTATTTCAAACCAGAATAATATCAAACCATCAAACCATATAACCTCATATCCTTCATATGTCTTATATATGCCAATAGGAATGTTTGGTATCTCTTTATATACCCGCCTATATTGCGCCCCCTACCCCCTGTCCCATTATTTGAGACATTGAGCGTCTCATATAGTGAGATGGGCGGTATGCGGCGGTATAGAGAAGATACCCTAATACCCCTATACCCCCTATAACCATATATTGCATGGTTTGGGAATACCCTGGTTTGATAACATTTTTTGATTTGACAAATGGTTTGAGATGTGGCTATGATAATAGTCTTAGACAAACCATCTATCTTCATATTGTCCAAACCAGTCATGTCCTAATACTTCCTATTCCAGTATTTGAGTCTTACTCTTGTCTTATTCTTTCTTGTACTATTACAGGATTTACAGCATGGTAATAGATTGTCTATTTCATTACTCCCGCCGAAACTGACAGGGATTATATGATCAGCCTCATTGGCTGGACCCTTGCAATAGTGACATGTCCAAGCATTAGCCTCAAGGACTATCTTCCTATTCTTTTGGTATAACGGATCGTTATAAACCTTCTTAGCCAATGTTAGCGTCAATCCTTTCTTCAGCCTGAATGTATTTGTCATCCAGATGGCGTTGTATGTTATTCATGAAATGTTGGTTTAGAGGTACTATAGGGAAGTCTATCCACTTTAAGTACCGCCCAATCCTACGCTCAAGGCAAACCATGCATAACATTTCGTTATCATTTCTTGTCCTTGCAAGTTCCCAAACATGATCCTCAACCATGTAGAAATGTCCTGAATCCCATGTGTCAATACCACAATCAACACATAGATATGAATATCTCTCTACTTTTCTGAAATTAGCCATTAGGAATCCCCTTGGCTATGTATTCTCCATTACTCATTACCCATCCTATCTCTATTGCTTCTGAACATTCTTTGACTATTCCCGCTCTTTCGTGGCATCTGCACCAGTAGATGGGGCTGGTCGTCTCAATAATTGTTCTGTCCTGTTCCATACTTCCTCGTAATCCTCCCATTTCCATAAGACTTGTCCTATATTAACCAAGTCAAGCAAGTGAGCAGCACAAAGGTAGCCGAAATCGTCATGATTGTAATAAGCATTCTGACGGCAGCGCTGGCATGGACGAGGTCTTTCAGTTGTTTTGTGCTTTTTGAGATAGAGGTGTGGTCCATCATCTTTACCTGAGTATTTGTTACCATGCTTACCCCTACCTTGTCCCTTGTTCTTTGCCATAGGACTCTATTCTATCAGAAATCAGTTGATCGTATTTTGCTACATAGATAATAATCTTATTTCTATCAGGATAATCATCTCTTAATCTACCAGTTTCATATAAACCAACAGTACCATTGCATCTATCGCATAGGACACCCCTAATACATTTTCCACAGGTTTTGTGATACATAGTTGACCCATTAGGATATCTTGGTGGTTGGCAGCATTTGTGGTCATGATCTACATGAAGTTTTTTCCAACTCAAACCTTCTTTACCACAAATCTCACAACCATTCTTAGCCATTTCTTCGTATTCCTCAATGGTTAGTCCATATCTTAGTCTTAGGTGATTTGTTCTTACCTTTTCGTATGATTGGCCGTTATATGACTCCCGCCCATAATTTTTGAGGGAAGGTGTTCCAGTCCTTCTATTACGCTCATAATGCATTTTGCACATGCCAAGAGAATAATTAGGTGTTTCACAACCTTCAAGGGTACATGTAGGCTTATGCTTACCACCTCTATGGCTTTTTAGGGTTGATGATTTTCTGCATTCTTTGCAATAGTAATCAAAACCATCCTTTTGGGTTTTGATTTTGTAAAACATTTTTAATGAGAGTTCTTGATTACACTTAATGCAGGTTTTATTTTTCATTTAGGCCAGCCAACTCTCTTATCTGGTCCAATACATCTTTTACTCGTTGTTCTGGTGTTCTTGTATCTTTAGGCATATTTATCTCCTTTGTTTACCTACTACTCTATTATACCATTACCAATTATATCTTGTCAACCTATATCTATAGAGTATATCTTTTAGGCAAAGCCCCCCCTCCCCCCATAGATTTTTATGTAGCAATCTAATGGTTGGAGAGAGGAAACTTCACTATATCTTCCAGTGAAAAGCCCCCTACAAACCCAAATAGAACTATAGCACAAACCAGATTATTTGTCAAATAGAAAGTGGCCCACAGGATAAGAGATAAGAACCTGTGAGCCACCTTTAGGTAGGTAGACCTGTCAGAAGCGACAGGGAATATCAGTATACCAGATTACCAACTCTGATGCTGTATTCTTCGCCATGTATTTGTGGCTATGCAAACATAGAAATATTGTGAATCCCATGCGATTTCTCCAACTACACCCGTATCAGAGG